TTACTAATAAGTTTGTTTAATGTGTAATTACCCGTACTAATCCATGTATCAGGATCGTTAAAACCAACACTTAACCCTGGTACACTTTTAGTAATACTTTTACGGAATTTACTTACGTCAAATGGTCTTGCCATAATGTTTTTTCTCCTCTGTTATAAGTGAGGGCTCTAAGGATACCCTCACTCAATTTATATTACTTATTGTTTACGGTTTCTAATTGCCGCTAAAATGTCTTGAGCACTCGGTGCATCACCTGCTGGTGCCGGAGCCGCTTCAGCAGTTGCCATTTCTGGTGCTGGTGCTGGCGTAGGCGTTGGTGCCGGAGCAACCGGAGCCGCTTCAGCTACAGGAGCTACAGGAGCCGCTGGTGCTGGTGTTGGCGTTGGTGCCGGAGCAGGAGCTGGTGTTGCTCCACCTGTTGTTGCTGGTGCGTCTACACCATATGGACGATAGTAAGAACCAAAACGTTCTGGATCATACAATTGACCATCTACAGATGCTTCAAACATTTCAAAAATTGCATTCAGCTCTTCTGCATTTGGCTTCTTAGGAAGATAGTCATTTAGATTAAACAATCCGTGTTGTGCAATTGCATCACGTTCTGCTTGATCTAGTCCACGTTCTCTACGAGCCCAATTAGAAGTTGAATAGTCTGCATACTGACCTTTAGTAGATTTTACAATCTTAAAGTCTGTACCAGCTTCATAATCAGTAGGAATTTCCTGGAATTCAGGATCCATAAGTGCTGAACTGATAATTTTATAAATTTGAGGTGAAATGACAAAACGTCTGATAGGATTCTCAGGTACTGAGTCTTCTTGCATATCGCTTTGTGCTACAAATCCTTGGAAAATGTATGAACGTTTTTTCCAATACTTACGTCCCATATCTTCCATTGAAGGATCTTTAAACCAAGGACGAATTTCAGCATGTACTGGACATTGTTCTCCCCACATTTCTACACATGGTACTTGTACAGTAACTGGTTTATTTTCGTCTTGACCTTTTACACCTGGAAATTGTAAACGAATCATTTGACGTTCTTTCCAAAAGAACGTATTGCTTTCGTCTGCATCGGGAAGGAATCGTAATGTTGCTGATGTGCCTTCTGGGATATTCCAGTGTGCGAAGATGGCGTTATCGCCACCGCTACTGCTAGAGCTTGAGCCCTTTGTTTCTTGTGCCTGCAGTTTTGCACGGATTTCTGCTAAAGATGCCATAATAATTTTCTCCTATATTAGCCTTTATTAGTAGTAAAACACGTTGCTTTACTTTGTAGTTTGTAACCTATTGATTACTTTGCCTTTATTTGCCTTTACAGTATACATTTTATAGTACTTACTGTCAAGTACTTTTTGTTAAAAAATTTACGCAATTTTTCTACGTAAATTTTTAATAACTGACTCAGATATATTTTCTGCTGGTTCAGTTTCTTTTGCTGGCATTTTATTGTTCTTATCTAAGTAAGTTACAATTTTAGCCAACAACATAACAGTCTTTTGAGGCATGTTATGTAATTCTGTTCCTAAGTGACTTAGCAAGTTAAATGCTTCGTCGTTCTTGCTAGACATAGCAAGATAAGATAGCATGCTACTTAGTTTTGCCATTGCACCCATTCCACCTGAGTATTTAATTGGATCTTCGTTATCAGGATGTTCAGGATCGTTAGGGTCAATATTAAGTTTAAAATCTTCTTTATTTTTGATCATATCATACAGTCTGCTAAGATGTTCTTTTGTTAGATCTGTCATACTATCTCTCTCCTTCACAATACGTGCTACGGTTTCTAATACTGCGTCCATATTTGCAGTTTCAAATGTATTGTACATGAATTTTCCAGTAATGTCAACCTCTTTATCAGAATTTTCTGCAATTGTTGTAGAATTTACTGAATAGTCGTTATAACCTCTAGAGGTCTGAAGACTGTGTACTGTTTGTTTTAATTCTTTTAATTTTTGTTTAACTGTTTCAACAATATCTATGTTGCCCTCGTTAACTAACTTATTAGTACGCACATGACGTACAAATTGATTACATTCCGCTACTTCTTTACATACTTTTAAGATTGATTCACCTATTGCATCATATGGTGTTCCGCCCATGCTTACATGCTTGGCCATAGCTTTAGCGCCAGCTAAGTATTTGTGAGGGAATCTAAATCTTTCACCTGCAGAGTTCTCAATAAATAATGCTTTGATATTTCGTGATCTGCTACCACGTACTTCTTCGTTCACCCCCTTTGAGTGCTTAATAATTAGTCTAGTTGACTCCGGTAATTGTATATAACTTGTTTTTAAACTTCCTGTTGCACGTGAATAGCCTTCTTTAACTGTTTCGTGTGCGAAGTCTTTTGGTGCTATATTTTTATCAAACTTTCTTATCGTATATTCTGCCATAGCGTTATGTCCTGCTTTCTTGATACTATCTAAAAGTGCTTTATTCTTATCAAAACTAAAATCTGCTCCTGCTTGTACAACAACTTCAACTTCTTCATTTTCTGTTCTTATAGTGACTAGAAAATCTTCTTCGTATGCGTAAAATCTCGCAGACTGATCAGAGTCTAAAGTTTTGTTTCCTTCAAAATCAAACAAACGTAGCTTAATGTTTGCTCCTTTGATAATATTAAAAATTTCTGTCGATAATTGCATCTTTATAGTATTCCTTTAATGTATTTATCAAATAAGTGCTATAGTAAGCTAAAAGGCATTGGTTCCATACCGTCATCATCGTCAAAGTCTTCATTTAAGTACTCAAATGCACTTTCTTCGTACTTAGATACTTCCATGCTCATTCTTACTATAAGAACTAATGCCATTACAAGGTCATCATTCTCACCATCTTTGGCTGCATAGCTATTTCCTCTAGCAATAAATGTTTTTAATTCTCTTAATAGTGGCTTGCTAGCTACTTCTAATTTTTCTGTTTCAACCCAATGCTTTAACTTAGCACATGCTGATATTTTACTTTTATGTGTAGTAGTAAATCCACGTCTATAACGTTTAGCATTACCATGTGCTTTTGTTTCGCTTAAAAATGTACCAGGAAAGTTTTCCTCTCCTTGTTCTTCTACTACAACTAACGCTGCTTCACCTAATGTATTGTTTTCCATGCTATAGTATATTTCACAATCACCATCTGTTTCGCTTTCTATATATTGCGAGATTTCTCGCAAAATTTTTATTTGCCCTTGTACGCTAGTTCTATTATGCATCCACTCTGCAACTTGTTTCATTCCGGGCATACTATATACTTGTATAGCACTATTATCGCCGCCTGTTCCTAAACTAGGATCTAACGCTATTACATATAGTTTTCCTTTTGCTACCGGTGCATACCAACGTACTTGTCCTGCTTTAGCGTAAGGATCACGTGCTTCCATATTACTAAGTTTAATACTATCTATAAGTGTTTCATCAAACGCAATAAACTCACAATTATGTTCTCTTCTAAATCTTTCTTCACCAATTTTACCTTGCTCAATTTCTGCCCATTCCCAATCTCTATCTGGGTGTACTTCCCATGTAGCCAGATAATGTGCAAACCCATTAATACCTTGTTTAGTTTCGTTGCCATGCTCGTCTTGATTTTTATTTGCATCTCTCCAAATTTGTGCAAATTGATCATCGTCCATATTTGGCGTTGATGTAATAATACATTTACCACCTGTTGCTAATGTAGGTGAAAGTGAAGTCCAAAACTCTTTGGCTATGTTTGGTCTAACAAATGCAAACTCGTCTAAGTATGCTAATGATATACTCAAACCACGTCCAGTATTTTCTGTTGTTGACTGTGCTACAATACGTGAACCGTTATCAAATTCCAACGATCCTTTGTTATATGCAGTAACACCAGCTCTAATAAAATCAGGTAGTGTTTCGTATGCAAAACGTATACGTTGCATAATTTCACTAGCACCACTATATTTGTGTGCCGCTATAAGAATAGTTTGATCTGGGTTAAACATTGCATACCATAACAAATATCCTGCCGCACATGTACTTTTACCTGTTTGTCGTGCAAGCATACTAATACTGTATCTATTATTGTGATATACATCTACTAGTTCTTCTTGGAAATCATATAGTGCAAATTTCATACGACCTTGTGTAGGATGCTGAATAAAACAGTGTTCCTTCATAAAGTGTTTAGGATCAGCACTGCATTTAGCAAGCTCAAGTAGTTGTTGCTCTGTGTAACGTTCTTTTCTATATGGGGTTTTAGTTAATTTTGTATCTACTGCCATAATATTATTTATCTACGTAGTTAACTGCAAAAGAAAACAGCGTAGCCGTAGCCACGCTGTAGGGGAGGGATGTTTGTTATATTATTTTTTATTTTTAGATGCTTTATATGCTTCTTTAATATCTTCAACTTTATGTTCTTTTAAGCCTACTTTCATATCTTCTGCATCTAAGTATCTTTTTAAACTTAGGTTAACGCTTTGTGCAAAGTTTTCATATGGTTCACCATGTGATGTAGCTTCTTGTTCTGCTGCACCTTCTGGTGTGTTAGCCCATTCGTTTAGTTTTGTTTGAATAGCTTCTTCGCTTAATCCTGCATTTTTTAATAAGTTTATTAATTGTGTTGTATCCATAGTTGGTGCCTCTTCAATAGTTTCTTTTTTGTGTGAATCACAATCGCAACCTGGTTTTGGATTATCCATGTCACATCCACAAGTGCCACATTTTTCTGTAACAATTGCTTCATCTACTGCTTCTTTGTCGTCTTTATCATCTTTTTTGTTACCTTTTTTAGAAGCTAACATTTTTTCAAAAGCGGCTTTTTGTGCTGGACTTTGTGCTTCATTAACTGATTCTTCTTTAACCCAATGACTACCATTTTCATCATGGCAATCATTTTCGCAATCAGTAGTAGGTTTATGTACTTCATCTCCGCAATCTTTACAAACTAGTTTGCCTTCTGATGTATCTGCTTCCATTAAACCTAATTCTTTTAGTCTATTTTCAATAGCTGGTCTTGCGTCTGTATCTGGTCCAAGGTCAACTGCTAATTGATGAAACTCATCAAATAACTCATCGTCACCTAATATACTATACATTTTGTCTGCCGCATTATCACCATCTTCGCCTACTGGTAATGGCTCTGACATAAGTTCTTTTAATGCTTCTACTTGTTCTGGAGTTTCTGGAACTGCCCAAGTACCTTCTTTTACTTCGTCAGCTTCTACTTTAAATTTCTTACCATCAACTTCAAATTCTTTTTTACCATCTTTTTTAGCATCTGCTAATTCGCCTGAGAATTTATTACCTTCTTCTGTTGACGGTTCAGTTGGTTCAACTGACTCTTCTGTTTCTTCGTCACCCATTGGTAAATCGTGATGACGTCTAAAGTCATCTACAAATTCTTTAATTTGATCGCCGCTTAAAAAACGTACTAAATCATCAAATACTGGTTGGCAGTCACCTTCAAAATGCATATCAATTAAATCATAAATTGGTTCTGCAAATTCACCAACTGCTTCAGTTTTTGGTGTAGGTGCTACTTTCATTTCTCTTTCTGCTGGAGCCTGACGTTGAGCACCTTCTATGCCGTGGCTAGCAAGTTTTAATATTCTATCTAAATCACTCATTGCCTTTTTCCTTTTGTTTTTGGAGTTTAGCTAACTCCTTTAAAAATCCTTTATTGTATTCATCGCCGTAATGTTCTTCAGCTTTTACTTTTTCAGCTTCACTGTATTCATCATCACCTAATACACTCTTAACTTCTATTCCTTGAGGTGGTATAGCCTCGTCTGGCTCATGTTCACCTTTTACTTTTAATACACCGTCTGCTAAACCTATCATATTACGGATGTCATTTTGTATTTGCCAACCGCTTGCAACTATATTAGTTTCAAATTCATAAGTGAATACTTCGTATCCTCTAGCTTTAGGAAAATCACGTGGTGTACTTTGTAACATTGTTTTCTTCGCAGCACCGAGTCCTTTTGAGTCATATTTACCGAGGTGCTTCTCAATTCGATCTTGTTGATCATCAGTTAATTCATGTATAGTTTTAATCTTAAACTTCCATGTTTTTTTAGATTCTGTTAAGTATTGTGTATACGATTTCATTACTATGTGTTCTCCTATTAATACTATTTATCTTTTTCGGGCAAGTTCTTCATGATTTCGGCAAGCATTTCTGATCTATTACCAATAATACGCCCTTCTGCGCCTTCATCTTCATCTAACCCTAGTTCTCTATTACTTTTAGCTACATATGCATCTATTTTTTCACTATCTTTTTCAAGTCTAGCTTGACGCATTTGTAACTCAATCATTTTCATTTTTTTGTCCATCTTAGCTTGTTTTGCTTGCAGAGCAGCTGTTATCATTTTAGCAGCACTATCAAAAATTGGAGCCGCATGTCGATCTTCTACATTTTTTCCAAGGTCAACTAGTTCATCGAAAGTATCCATAGCTTTGATAGCATATGCATCCATTTCTCTATCTAATTGTTCTAATCCCTCTACTGTAGGAAGTGCTGCTTGAGCTCTTTCTACCATACTTAATTCGCCTTGATATTCAGCTATTTCGTTTTTAATTTCTTCTACTGTAGGTTCTACTTTATCTGCTTCTTCTTCAGGCATTAATTCTTCTAAGTTAGGTAAATTTAATTCTTCTTCTAGCTTTTTAGTCATATTGTTTTTCCCACCACCATATAAACCAGGATTTAAATATATTATCTTTATTTTGTCCTGTACTTCTATTAGAAGTTTCAGTTTCTACTGAACTTCTTCTATGATGCTTTTTATTAATTGCTTTGTTAGTACTTATCCATTTAAAATCTTGCTCATTTAGCTGATTTAATAGCATCTTAGTGTGTTCTATTGGTTTTATAATTTTATAATTATATTTATTAGTAATATCATGTATTTTATTTAAATTCCATGCATATACACTATCATCATCTTCATCTGCTCGTACTCTCATAATAATTTTACCGCCGGGTTTTAACCATTTATATACTAAATCAAGTTCTTTGCTCATATCTTCTGCAGAATGCATACTACCTAAACAAAAACAAAAATCTGCTGAATTATTTTGTACAAATTTATCAAATTCTAAATAACTACATATATAGTCTGGATTATTAATATAATTTTCTCTAAATTGTGAATTATTATCAAATCCAATTAAATTATTAATTTTGCCTTTCCATTGATTATTTCCACATCCACAATCAATTACTAAACTTGGATTATAGTTGTTTATTTGATCTGCAAATTCTTCAAAAATATCTGTACTATGAAAAGCATTTCTAATAACATGCATTTACTTTTTTCTTTTTTTCTTAGAATTCTGAGGCTTGTTAAATATTTGATTCTCAGTTATAACTCTAAATCCCATACCTTGTGATTTACACCAAGCATGACATGCTGACCATTTAGCCTGATTAACTACTGCCGCAGCTTTTTGTGCTTGTGTTCTTGCTTCGCCTAATGTTTGACTAGCTGGTTTAATCTCGATCATTTCTGCATGATTTTGACCTTTTTTATCTTTGTATACAATAAGTAAATCAGGAACATAAGTTGTTTGTTTTCCTGTAAGAGGATTTTTATATGGAATTCTATGTGTTTCACTACCCCAACCTAAAATAGCAGGGTGATTATCACACATACGCATTACTGCTAATTCCCATCCACTTCTATAACGTGGAGTTCTTTTTCCTAAATATTTTTTTGGATTAGTTGGAACGTATTGTCCTTGTTGAAACTTTGGCATTTATCATCCTGCGCCTTTTTCAATAGGTGCTGGTACTTTGTAAGATACGCCATCAATGTTTCTAATTTTTTCGCCTTTTTTAAGTGTTCCATCCCATCTTTCTAATTCTGGTTTATTGGTTTTTATAGCTGTAGTACCACTTGTGGTGTTGCCGGCTGCTGGTGGAGTTTTTTTAGTTTCGCTTACTAAATATTCTTTTTCTGCTTCATCAAAATCATCAAGGAATAGATTTTGGTCTGCTGTATCAAATTCTTCAACAATAGGTTCTGGTGTTGGTTTAACCGGTGTACCAGTACTTGCAATACTAAATCCTTCATATGCAAATGTTATTCTATATATAGCAGCTGCACTATCTGAATAATCAAGTGTATCAGTATCAATGTTTGTGATATAAGGATGATATATTTGTATTTTATTTTCTAAAGTACTGCTATCTTTTCTTATTATATCAAGTTGTGTTATAAAGTTTTTTTGTAATGGTGTTTCTAAACCTTTTTTTGATGTAAGCCAAGTTATATGATCGTCTTCATTCATTGGACCAGCAATGTAATGTCTTGCATAGTCCTTTAGAAAGTCTTCTATTAAATGATCTTTAGTATCGTAAGCAGTTAAAGTTATAGGAGTGTAATCTATTCCTGTTTGAACGATACTTTTAGAATTATACTTGTTTAATGTCTGCGTTCTATATGCAAACGTAGGCATTTGAATGTTAACTATACGTGTCAGATCTAAAGGTTGTTGGCTCCCTTGGTAAATCATTGATGCAGTGAACGAATACTTATTTCTAGGTATTGCTACTATATCACCAGATACCTGGGATTGCCCATACTTTACATATCCTGCATCACCTAAAGCCATCTATTGATCCTAACTTAAAAATTAAGATGTAGCGCCTGTAGAGCCACCATCGTTTGATGCTGAACCTGAACTTAATACATCCGAACCGTCAATTGTATGAATTGCATTATCGTAACGTACTGATAGTGTAACTTGTACCATGCTTGAATCAGCGTAGTTTAAATCACCATATTGAACGTTAGTTATAAAACATCCTTGTAGTTCCCATGCATCAAATGTTGCAGGCTTAACTGTACCATTCGCACCATCTAGTGTTTCAATTTTTACACCAAATTTATATGCACTACCTGAAATAGCACTTCCTTGATCACCATGATCAACTTGCTTATTCAACTGTGCACCTAATTTTTTGATAACGTTTGATTTCATATCATCACGGAATACAATTGTTAATGGATCCCATGTATGCTTACCTGCTAAGTACATTTTTGAGTTGTATGAGTCGACAACAACTTCTTCATGTGTTAAGTTTGGTCTACCTGCACTAATAACATTTTGTGTTACTTCGTCAGTAGCACCAGTGCCACCCATATTACTAAAAGTAACTCTAAAACGATATTGTAGTTTAGGCATCAATGTTGTACCTTGACTTGATTCAGTTGGTACTCCAAAATTTGTAATTACAGCCATTTGTTTTTTCTCCTATAATACTATACTGTAGTATTTCTATTGTTATATTGTATTTATCAAATCAATGCTCAAAAAGATAGGTCACTTTAAAAAAGTAACCTATCTTGGGTATTTTATTAATAAATTATACGACCCAGCCTTCTTGTGAAACTGTTTCGCCTAATTGACTTGCACTTTGTCCTAAATGTACAGTAGAATCTGATGCTAAAATGTATGTTTTAAAATCAGCAACTTTTTGTTCGTTTTCAAACTGATATTTAATCCAAATTTTAGTTCCTGCTAGCTTATATTCCATAACAATATCCATATCACCTGGTGTGAATGCGTCTATTGCTGATTTAATACTAGCGTGTGCTTCAGAAGCTTTAAATTGCTCTACTGATGTCCAGTCTCCCGGTACTTGTCTAACTTTATTCGAAGCCATTGTAATATCTCCTTAGTTACGACTACAGTCAACGCCCTTACGGTCGCCTGCTGGGTGAGCATATGGTAACTTATCAAGTAACCAACTTACTGTATCTGCACGTAAATCGTCATCGAGACTTAGTGCCGCACTTAAATGATATACACCGTCAACAAATGAAAATCCATAATGAACTTTTCTTGTGTTAATTGCGTACCATCTACGTGCTTCTGGTTTAAAAATCTTACCGTCTACTACAAAATGAAATTCTGCAGAGTTAGTGTGATTTAAGTGACAAATCATTCTAAATGAATCGCCTGTGATTCCGTCTGGAGTAACTTGTCTCCATTTATCTCTGTGAGGAGCTAGATAATCACCTTTATTGTAAATTAAACAACCCAATGATTCTGTGTGTGCTGGAAGATTCCAATCTTCTGGAATTACATTATACTCATGTCCCTCTTTAGGTCCATTATAATCTCCACTTACACGTGAACGTAGGATTTTTGATGGGTCAGCATTTAGATCGTCAATTTGTTGAATTGCATTATCTGGTACCCATGCATCTAATTCAATGATGTCGCCTGCTGCTCCAAAAAGAA